ATATCGCCATTTCTATCATGATAAGGCATTTTTTTATACCCTTCATGTTCACTTGTACCAATAACACATAAACTTAATACTGCTGCGGTAATCATAAGACTCTCTCCATTCTTATTTTATGTTTCATAACTGTATTTCCAAACTAAGGAAAATACAGTTTATCATCGGTTTATTAAATTTTACTTAAATCCTACGTCTTTCAATATTTCATAGCATTTGGTGATATACCAATCATAATCTAAATCAATAGGTATCTCCTTTGTTAATCTCATCATAGGTCTACACTTTTCAGACATCGGCACAGTGTGACCAGTCTTAGCATAAATAATCGCTGTATTGGTCGATGTACTGTGATAAAAACGTACAACCTTACCTAAGTACTCAGTGTCCTTTACTGCGCCACCATCGACCTTACAGAGCGTTAGAAACGCATTCATTCTAGTGCATCCTCGCACTGTGTCTTCAATGGATGTTCCATTACTCAAGAATAAAGCAACTGCTTCCGAGCAAATCATATTGGAGGTATTTTTATCAATTTCACGCTCTGAAGGCTTTGTATAAAAAGAATATGCGCCTTTACGTTTAATCTCACCATCAGTCTTAATTGCAAAATAGTTATTCACATCACGACTATGAATAGACTGATAATGCGTGTATTCCATATTAAATCCTGTATCATGCATCCACTGTGAAATAACATCATTCACGATATTGCTATCTCGTGGTGATTTAATAACCACACCATCAGTATTCGCAGACACACATTCAATACCTGCTAAATGTAAACGCTCAATAAGCATTAAAAGGGATAATTGACCTGTGACTGTTACCGTAACTAAAAGTTTTGGTGCAAAGAGAATGCTGTATTCAGAGCCAAATTTACCAAATGACCCATTGAGCAAAATCTTATAACACGCATCGATAATTTTATCTTTTACTTTCTTTGCTTGAACACGCTTATCTAATGCGCCTTTATAGACTTTTAAGAATATATTACCGAGTTGTTCTGGAAATAACTGAAGTAACATAATGATAGATGGATAATACGATGTCACATCCGCATCAATTAGTTCATAGGTATCATCCGAGTAATGTGATATCGATTTCTCAGTAGAATGCAAACCACCTGAGCCAAGCTGATAACCAACACTATCTATTGTGATAATTGTATTCTTAAGAAGCTCTGAGCGCATCTTACCGCCCACAAATTCAAATCGCTCGGTCTTTAAATCATCTAATACTTTTTGAAGTGCAGGTGTTTCAAATCGAATGAATTTAGGTGCGCTATAAGTAATAATTGCATTCTCATCTACGCTACCTTTATAGATTTCACGACCTAAGAAGCCTTCAACTTCTTTCTTGATAATTGCTTCAGCCATCTGTGCATCAGATTTAGAGCGAATATCAAGTTTATTTTGTTTACCCACACTATCTCGCAGTTGTATTTGTGGATAAAGGAAGTTATAAAGATATGCTGTGCTTTCACAATCGTTTAAGCAATATCTACGCACAATACTTATCTGGTCATGATTTAAATCAATACCTGCTTTGAACGGTAAATCTTGAATATTAGGACATCCTAATCGAGCTGCATATTGCTTAAGCGATGCTTTACCTTTAGCCACTTCAATCAAATCAATGTGGTCTAAATCGAGTTGCTTAACCTTAAAATGTTTTAAGACTTGATAAGGTCTTGATTCCTCCAAAATAAGCATCTCAGTGGCTCGCCACAGCTCGGAAAAAGATTTTCCATGCAATGCCATTGCTAAGATAACAGAGTCGAATTTGATGCCATTGAAGCTAATTAAAGTGTGGTTAGTTACAAACCAATTAAGTAATGTAAAATCAAGCTCATAGTCATCATACTTTTCAAAGTAATAGCATTTACCCGTGCGATATCCCACAAAGAATATTAAAAAGTAATTACCATAAATCTCGATATCAAACACAAGTTCTTCATCAAATGGTTGATAAAATGAATCCCATAGGTTATAGCGATAAGACTGTGCTTCATCAAGGTTAGGCAAATAATCATTTTCTTCCCATGTGCGATTAGGAATGATTATTTGTTGGTTCTGTTTCTTTGGCTTAATTTGTGTTTCACCAGAGAACAAATCAAAGTGAAATTTAATATTTTCTTGAACACCAAAATAACGGTCAATCTTTGCATTTACATCATCATCAAACGCATTGCTTATTTGTGCATATTCGACTTCTGTGATTTTAGCAATCACATCGTCTTCTGATGCTAATTCATTTTCATATAGCAATTCCAAAATGCTATCGTGTGGTAATTCACAATAATGCGCCAAATCAAATGAGCTAATATACTTAGCCATCTATCTCTCCATAAATTTTAAGCAATAAAAAACCTTGAATTGTATTTTACAACAAGTCAAGGTTCTCTGTAAAGATTTTAGCTGTTTGGATGAAGTGTGTTTTGAATAAACCAAAAAAGTATTGCACCCATAGCTGTAGCAATTGCGCTACCTGCCCAATAAATTAACTTCTCTAATGCAATTATTTTTTGTTCTAAAAAACCAGTATGAACCATCTTAAGTTCTGTCTCGTTTAACTTCTGTTCAAGATTATCTATTTTAGAACCAAATCGCTCAAAAGTTTTCTTTGTGAGTTCTGAATTCTCTTGTGAACGCTTATCACGTTCATCAAGTTTAAGCACCACTGTATTCATACTTAATGCAATATCGGATAATTGTGAACATAAGCGTTTCACTGTATCTTTTATCTCAGTTAAATCTTTTTCGAGATTGTCCACAGTGGACTCCGTTTGAAGAAGACGAGAATATTCTGAGTTCTCTGGTTTGCCTTGCCAGAAATCGCTCATCGTATTTTACCTGTTTTAAGAATTAAGGCTAAATCAATCGCGCGAGATTTAACTTGTTTTGCCCATTTAGAATCCATCATCTCAATAGACGCTTGATTTGTTTTGCCTTCTTCAATGAGTTTTAACGTATTTTTGAATGCAAGTAATCCTTTTACACCTAAATTAAATGCCATATTAATTAGCACATATTGTGTATTAGAATCTAATTTAATAAACCAAGGGAGTTCTTTGATGAGTTTTTCTTCAACTTTAGTGCAGCAAAGTTTTAATAAATGGTCTGCTTTTTCTTCGGAGATTCCAACCGTTTTTAACGATTGTAATTCATTTTCTGATAAGTGGAGTGGATTAGCATCTAAGTTATATCCATATCCAATGGTGAGTTTTCCCGCAGTACAATGATAGGTGTTTTTGCGAAAACCTTCGTGTTTTTTAAGGTTATCTGCTTGTATCTGATTAATTGGCATTGAAGTACATCCTTATAACTTAAAATTCGTGATACGGGCGAGCATAGCACATATCACGAATCAAGTCACGAAATTCTAATCTTTAAATATCACATACTTTTGGTCTTTAAGCATTTTAATGACATCGTCAATATGTTGATTAAATAACCCACACAATTCATCTGCATCTGGTGCGGACAATTCATCTTGGTTCTCAATAAACTCTAATGCTTCTTCATACATTTCAACTAAAGATTCATTTTCATCTTCAAGTTCAGCAATAATGATTTCCGCAGAAGCGAGTTTTGTTTCAGTCACAGCATTTATTGCTATCTGTGTTCTTAATTTACGTTCAAGGTCACGATAATCATTTTTCAAACGCAAATAATCATCAAGTAAGTCACTTTCTAAATCACTCAACAAATCAACAATATTTCCCATTTTAGTACCCACTTGAGTTAAAACCGTTATCACCACGAGCTGAATCATCCAGCTCATCCACTTCCACATAGTTAATTAGATTCACAGGTATTGTGAGTAATTGTGCTATTTTATCCCCTGCATTTACTTTATATGCATCACTTCCGTGATTATATAAATGAACAGCAACTTCACCAGTATAACCTGAATCAATGCATCCAGCACCAACTTCAATGTTATGTTTAACAGATAGTCCACTACGAGACCACAATAAACCCACACACCCTTGTGGGACATCAATACGCAAGTTTGTTTTTACAACTTTACTTTCACCCGCATAAATAATAACTTCTTCACTTGAATATACATCTTGTCCAGCATCAAGAGGGTTATTTCTAGTTAATTTACCTGATTGAACTTTACCTATTTTTTCTGCTTCAAGTGATTCCACACGGCTTTGTAAATCTTCCATCACATAAATTAAAAAATCAATCCTATCATCACTACTCATAAAACCCTCATTTTATAAAATGGCGTAAAACAACTGTTACGCACGTTAGTTATTAAATTAAATACATATCTCACAGAGCCTTGATGCTCTATTCTCTGTGAGTACAATTTGCACATATCCTTACTTGGACAATGACTATTAAGGCAAACTTTCTTCATTGATAAATCCTAATTCAAATTGTTTTTTGGTTATTTCAATTAAATAATTAGTATTTTCAATCCTAAGATTAGTTAGTAATAGTTTATAGGTAACGTCTTCTTCATCATTAAGAAGTCTAACAGCATAGCAAATACTATCCATTAGTTCTTCTTTTAAATGCTGTAACCACTGTGCTTGAGATAAATCTGTTCGCTCAAGGGTCACACCATACTTTTTTAATCCCGTTTCAGCACGGTGCTGAAACTCTTTTTCAAGTTGTTGTGCTATTTTTTCATCAGTTGTGAATTTTAACACTTCACAGATACTATCTTCTATCTTACTCATAATGTGTTATCTGGTGGAAAAAATAAATAGTGTAAAAAAGCAACAGCTAAAACTAATTGCCCATATAAAACTACATCAAAAGGTTGCTCACTCATTTCTTACTCCTCACACATCGTTTATTTGCATTACTATTAAGCAGATTAACTACATTGGAGTGCTGTAATTCTATCGCTTTTTGAGTGCATTGTGCAATAGTTTTAAAATGAAGTTTATCTATATCCACAGAAGAACCATTTAATGCAATGGTCATTATAACCCAACTCATCTATCGACCTCCACCCATTGTTTGTCTTTCCAATAAACTTCTTTAAAAATGATATCATTAGAAAGTTGTGATAAAAATAGTTTTATCTTGAGTTTATATACATCTGTTAATAAACCTTTTGTATCCTCAATCACAACATCTGAGCCTTTAAGATATTTAAAATCAGACACATATTCCGTTTTACGATGTGTTTTACCTTTACGTTTAAAACCATCCATTAAAACAAATCGAGGTTGAAGCTCCAAGTCTTTAATTCGTCCAAGTCGCTGTTCTTCCTTAAGAAATTCATATCGCTTTGCTTCAACTTTAGAATCAAATGTGTGACCATCAACAACTGTCTTTATAGCAGAATATTTTGAACCTGCTTTACGTTTAAACATCATCGCATATACGCCTTTACAATCTCTTTTGCGATACCACTACGCACAATATCCTCTACATCAAATTTTACAATACCCACATTATTCACATAAACAAGTCTTCTCATAGCATCAGCAAGACCACTACGCTCACTAATATCTTGTTGGTCTAAGTCGCCATCAATTATCACCTTGACTCCTTCTCCAATACGGGTCAAAAACATCCGCATTTGGCTCTCAGAGCAGTTTTGAGCTTCATCTAATATAACTATAGCATCGTTAAATGTCGTCCCTCTAAGGTACGCTAACGGCTTAAATTCGATGACTCCTCTTTTAAGATAATAATCAACAGTGGATTTACCCAGTCTACGATTAAGAATCTCAAGCATTGGTAGCATATAGGGTGCAGTTTTATCTTCTAATTCACCTTTAAGAAAACCAATATGCTCACCTGCTTCCACAATAGGACGTGTGATAACAAGTTTGCTAATATTTTTTAATTGAAGTTGTTGCGCTGCGTAGCTTAATGCTACGAAGGATTTTCCCGTTCCGGGCGCACCGATACCTACTGTGATAATATTTTGTTCAATAGAGCGTAAATAAGCCGCTTGTTTTGCGTTCTTAGTTCTTACTTCCTGTGGTTCACGTTGATAATTATTAGGAATAATTTCTTCATTTAATACTTCCCATTTTTGCGTAATATTCTTTTGCGCTCTTTTTCGTGACATAAATATCCTTGTGTAAATCAATATAATTAATTATGTTCAGACAATTTGGTAATCCTATCAATAACATCTTGTTCTGGCATGGTATCACTTTTTAAAATATTTTCCTTTGCCCACAATGGTTGAAAATTACCATAGTGATTTAATTTAATGATTTCTTCCTCTGTTTTAGCTGATGATATAGGAATAATATGGTCTAAATGCCATTCACCCCTATTATTCCACGTCATTCCATCTTTAAATTGATTTTCGATATGTTTCATAAAAAAATCAAAATCACATCCAAGTATGCTTTGCGTTTTTGATTTTTTAGAATAACCATTTCGATGAAGTGACATTCGTATTAAATTTCGTATTCTATGGGTAATGGCATATATGTGGTCATTCTTTCTTCTATTTAAATAATATTTGTTAATAGTATGTTTATTTTTCTTATTATTTATCCTTTTTAACTCTCTTATCCTTTCAATATTATTTGACACATATTGTTTTATAATATGCTTATTATTTTTATAATATATCGCTTTTTTTATTTTTATTTCTTCTTTATGTGATTTGCGATATTCAAATCCATATGCTTTTAATTCTTCTTTGTTATTTAAATAATAGTTTTTTCTATATTCTTTATGTTTTTCAGGTTTTTCATAATAGTGTTTTTTACGTTTAATACTGTCACACGGTTTGCAATATGAACCAACCCCATCAGGTGAACAATTCTTTTTATAAAAATCGTCTGTTGATTTCTCTTTCTTACAACCAATACAAATTTTTGTCACCATGATATTACCAACAAGTATTTGCAACTTGATTAATCAGATAAACCACAATTGAAAGCAATATGGTAATTGATATATCTTTGTTTTCTTCAATTAATTCTTGCATTTTTTTTATTCCAAAATAGAGGACATAGTGCGCTATGAAACGCACTATGTCAAAACAATTTATTTTACTGGGCAAACCCCGCCAACACATCCTTCCTGACTTTCAATTTCAGTAAAAGACCCTGTTGTTTCAACTGGTTTCAAATTGGCAACATATTCATTATATGCTTCTTTTGTTACAACTTCTTGTGGTAAATATTGATAACCTAAATCAGCGGCTGTTTTTGTTGGGTCAGCACGATATAAAAAACTAACACCAACATATAGATTCCAATTCTTTAAAAGCCAATTAACAATATCTTCTACTTCATCTGGTGAATAACTAATTGTCACAGATGTGTTCTGTTGTGTCCAGTTATTTTGTAGCAATGCATATCTTTCAAGTTGCGAAATAGCCGATTCAAGATTAACCTCCATACCATTCCAATAATCAAACGGCACATCATCCCATGCAACAGGGAATGTCACAATACAACTTGTTGTATCATTTGGATGAGGTATTATTTTATATCCCGCATCACGAAGCAAATTCAAGTTTTCATCATGATTACTAAAAACAACATTATTAAAAATATATTTTCCAAGTGGTTTATGAACACCTTCTGTTGTATCCATAATCTTAGATAATGTACCACTTGGTTTAACACAAGTTACATTTTTTGGTCTTTGTGTTCCAAGCTCATCTGCCATTGAATAAGCCGCTGATGTGGCAATTCGTTGCATTGATTGATAATCATACGCAACCAAATCAGGTCTTCTGGCAATACCTGTTAATCCAACGCCACACAGTCTTAAAAACTCATTATTTAAATGCCATGCTTCTTGAAGAATACCATCTTTTAAATTAACTAATGTTTGACGATAATTAGCTCTAGCCACAATATATAGTGTTCTATTTAAACCATCTGTGTCACCATGAAATTTACCAATATCAATTTCAGTTAAATTACAGAATGATTTATTGCCCAATAGAATTTCAACACAAGGATTACATCCAGCAAACCAAGGGGCGCGTTTTTTAGCCACTTCAGCATTAATAAACGCTGGTTCTGAGCCACCCGATAACTCCATTAATTCAAAAATTTTTGTAAGTTCTGAATGTGTTGGCTCGGTATGAAATACAAGAGAATTATTGGATTGACATCTATGTGCATTATCATATAGCCAAAAATCTTTTTTAGCCGTTGCAAATTCTTTTGCTTCATAATCAGTAACGTCCAATATGGCTATTTGTGCTGAACGTCTGCTGCTCAAAACAGTGCCAAGATGATTCATAATGTCAAGAATATCAATAGCCGATAATAAGTTTCCAGCTCTCTTAGACATTATTTCAACAATTCTTGAATATGCTTTCACAATAGCATCATCGCCAGAACTAATCCAACCATAACCGCGCAATCTTTCACCCGCTGGACGCAATTGTGAAAAATCAAGAATCAGTTTATCTGCTAATTGTTTACCAGCTAATATCTTTCCTATTGATTTTGCCCATGCTTCAGCAGAATCACCAATTATAATTGTCCATGTTTTTGTATCCCTATCAAATGTTTCAACATTATTCTGATTTCCTAACTTATCGCTTCTTGTTGATCTAATAATTTCTACGTTAGCAATAGCCTTGCTAAACCCATTTAGTGTACCACGAACAGGTTTAAACCCAACGCCACAGCCTTGTAACAATAACCAAAAGCAATCAACAACATCATACACGGTTTCAACATTTGTGAATGAGCAATTAAATTGTGAACTTTCTCTCTTTTTAGATAATTCTGTTCCACCGAGCCACAGACTTCTGCCTGACATTAATGCTTTTCTTTCAAGCATTAATTCACGAAGTTCTGATAATTCATTTAGTTCAGATTTATTTAATTTTGAATGCTTTGCTCGTTCCCATAACCATTTTTGATGACCAATAACACGGTCAACTGTTTCATTCCAAGATTCAAAAGAACCGTCTTCTTTTGGTCTATTATATGTTCTTTTTGTAATAATTTCTGCTCTTGCACTTATTTCATTCATAATTTAGCTCTTTTAGTTAATAAATCTTTAAAAATAACTTGTCTTTCTTTAGCACGAACTACATCAAATTGATGATTATTTTCATCAATTGTTTTTGGTTTAATTGGCATAAATGGTACTGACCACAGGTTTATTGGGGGCAAGTCAATATCCGCCCAATTTAAATTATGACTCAATTATTAAACACTCATCAAATAAACAAACATAGCAATCTTAGCCACTATGCCAGTACTCACACCAATTATCGCCAACATCACCAAATAAGCTAATGTACCGTTTATATATTCCATAATTATTCCCATGTTGGTTTATTTTTTTCAATGTTTACAGCTATCTTATCAACAACTGCTTGTAAATCATGTGTCATTGCAATATATGTTCTTGATACTGTTGTATCACCGCGAATATGTTCACGCAAATAATGTACACAGAAATCAGCAATGTCGGTATTACTAAACTCACTTAAACTTGCCCTAATCTGGTTATATGACATCTCACTCATATTCTCCCCTCCATCTTCAAGATTGTGAAAATTAGAAACCATATGACATCTCGGAATCATCTAAAACTGAAATTATTTTATCAAATGCCACATCCAAAAGACTAGCTTTATTTGACTGTGAATCAAAGTACGGTTGATTAATCCATATGTTTAAATCAATTTCTACGATTTCTGTGAATCTCATAATAAATCCCTCAATAGTTCTGGATGTTCTACTTGTGACATAAGTTGTTCAATAAAGGAATCCCAATATTTATATCGGTGACCTTTTCTTTGTGAAATAATAGTTCTCAATGATTGATAATTAATAGTCACTTCACGAGTCTGTAGGTAGCCTTCAGGCAATGCATCTTTTAATTCCACAATGCTAATATCACCATCTTTATATGATTGCCAAACCACACGAAACATATCGACAGCAATGCGAGGTGTGTTAGTTGAAAAGTCTTTATTTGTTGGTGCGCGTTTATTGAGCTTATGCATTGTACTTGCTGAGTTCTTAGTGATGAATTGATAAGTATCAAATTCTGCCCAAAATGCACGGGTTGCACGAACATCCATCCACACATTAATGCTGCGTAAGAACTTATTGTGACCACCATCTTTATTTGCTAGTACTTCTGCGCGTTTAATTGACTTATCTCTCTGTGTTTCCCACCACGCATCGATATCGGCTGATTCATCGAGATAGCTATATGCCATTCCACGCAATGCCCATTCGTAACCATGTTCACTTAATATTTTAACGTACATTTCTTAACCCATAAGCCAATATAGTTATTCCTGATACCACACTAAACAAAATAGCGTAGGATTCATTAAATTTAATTGCGATGCTCATGCCAATAATTAACACTGTACAAAACAACATAAAATAACCTAAAAATATAGCCATTAAATCGTCATACGATTCCATCATCGTCTCCCTTTCTCAAGTCTCTTTTCATTATTTACGATATTTAAGATAGCTTTGTCGTCTTTTTTCTTTAACGGCTTCAGGATTTTCCGCTTTTTCTCTTGCTCGTTTTAATCTACGAGCTTCATTTTCTCGCGCATATCTTTCTCTACGTTTTGCAAGCCGTCTTGCTTCACGACCATACTCGGTATCTTCTAATGGTGTTAAGACAGTTGAATAACGAATATTTACAGCTTCAATCGCATTACCATCTTTGTCAAATGCATAGCTACCAGCCATCATAACTATTACGCCTATCTTTTCAAAAATTAAATCAATAAGATTCATGTTAAATCTCAAAATGGGATATCGTCATCAGTAAATTCTAATGCTGATTTTGTATCAATAATTATTTCATCCACATTTTCTGGAATAAATCCATCTGCGAACCTAACTTTTTTTACATTAAGGTATTTACCTTTTTGTGAAACCAATATTTCTAGTGGTTTAGGTAATTGTCCCACATACGCGAGCGCACAGTCAATCGTTTTTGGACATTTACCAATGACCCTTTTTGCCCACCAACCATATGCCATGCCACGTTGAGGTGAACCTAAAGGGTTCTCAAAACCCACCCATTCAGTCGCACCTAGTGTGGCAGAATTATATTCAACACGAAGCATCGGAATACCTGTTTTACGGATAATATGCTTTGAATACTGCACATCATAAACTTCATACCATTCATCTTCTATTTCATGATTAACGATTTTGGTACGAGGTTCTTTTGCAATAATTTCTTGTGTTGATGCCGTGTGAGTTATCTTTACTTCAAACGGAAAGTCATGTCCGCATTCTGGGCAGACTCTCACAGAAGGATGACTTATTGTTTGGCAATAAATACACGTTTTCACGGGGGGATTACCACCCTTTCCTTCCCCTTTCATCTTAGGTATCACTGGGTCATTAATCATTCCTAATCGGGCAATCGTTCCTGAGAAGTCAAGACACAATGCGCCATTAGGCTTTATACCCGCTGAAATCGCTTCTAATCGCCCTTCCTTGGTCGATAAGTCATAACCCTTGGCATACACTGGGCGAGTCGCTCTTCCGTACCTCTGGATGTACCTAGCGGTTGATGTGGTTGGTGCTAAATCAATCACCATGTCAATCTGAGGAATATTTGTACCCGTTGTTAAAACCATTGCATTTACAGCGCAGCGATACTTACCATCTTTAAAATCTTGAATAGCGGTATCACGCTCATCATTGCTCATCTTTGAATGCACTGCTACCGCAGGGATACCAAATTCATCATTAAGCATATCTGTGATATGAATCACATGGTCAATACTTGTGGCAAAACATATCCAGCAATTGCGGTCATGTCCATATGCTACCGCTTCTTTTAATGCTTCACGAGTGACTTCAATCTTATCCACTGCTTGCGCTAATTGTTTTGAATTGTAATCACCCGCAGTAATCTTAACACCTGTGACATCTAATTGAGATTTGGTTCTTTTAGATGTCAGTGTGGCAAGATAACCTTCTTCAATAAACCAATTGAATTCATGGAAACTAGTTAAATCAATTGAAAATCCATCAAAGATAGGATGGTTCTCTGTAATCAATCCATGTCCAAGACGATAACAAGTCGCAGATAATCCCACCACTTTGAGATATTTATTTTTAGCTTCTAAAGCTTTAATAAACTTCACATAAGTAGTGGTTTCATTTCCGCTAATTGAATGTGCTTCATCCACAATCACTAAATCAACTTTACCGAGCAAATCTGCATTATTGGCAATACTTCCTATTCCACAAAATGTGATTTGAGAAATATCTTTTTTGCCAAGACCAGCAGAATAAATACTCGATGGTGCTGTTGACCAAAGTCTCTCAAGCTCGTTATAGTCTTGTTCAACTAATTCTTTGACATGAGTAACTACAACAATTCTAAGACGAGGGAATTCAAATACAAGTTGCTTTATTAACCCTGAAATAATTAAGGCTTTACCTGTATTATGATGCACAAAAAAGAATTCATCTAAATATAAATGATTACCATCTAATTCAAACCCATAAAAGTCATCCTCAGGTAATTCTTCATATTTAAACCCAGTTACTAATGGGTCTTTATTCATTTTTCGTTTTGTTAAACAATCCCTATTTTTTATAACAGGTATTTTATCAACATCACCTGAGATACAAACACGCCAATACTGCGCTTTAAAGTTATTCTGACAACCTTTTGTGCATTCAGATATTGTTGCCCATAAACCTAAACTTCTGGAAATAAATACCACATCTTCAGATAACTGTCGTGATTTGCTGATAAAGTCAAAACTAGTACCTTTGGCTATATGACCATCTGAATCCAATAAACCAGCCAATACTTCCAATCTGGTTTCAATAGAGCCAAATTTAAAAATATCTGGGACAAATTTATCTTTGTGAATTCTACCCCATAGACCGTTATCCTCAAGTAATTTTGTAAATTTGTTTTTATTATATTGCAAACCATTTTTAACTCTTGCAACACGATACATTTTTGATTGATTATTGATTCTTTTTAAAATAGATATTTTAAGGTCACCAATCAAGTCAATATAATCTGTAAAACGATTAACAATTTCAACATCCATACTTGTTAATATTGGTGTTGACATCATTGAGCCATCACCAAGCATCAAACCAGCAATCCAAGCATCAATTGTTGGTTTTTCTATTTCTGGAAACATAACTATCTCAGATTTATATAATTTTACCCTATCTTTAAAGTTATTGGCTTTTTTAACAAAATCATTAAAAGTTAAATTAATAACTGTTCCCTTTGCATAATTGTCAAATTTAGTTGTTTTTAAACTAAGAATATGGTCTTTATTAACAACAAAAGTATCATGACCTTTATTAGGAATAATTTTTACCATTTCTTGTCTACCACGAGCTAATGAAAGCACTTTTCTAGGAGTGGAATCATCGCCCATAAGTAAATCACCGACAACAATATCTTGAACTTTTTTAATTGAGCCATCAAACATGAGTATTCCATGATTAATCGCATGACATCCCGTTGGAGCTGCAATAACAGGATTACCTTTACCTGCACGAATAAAGGCAAGCGTTTCATCAATAGCTCTTTGTTGATAACACCGTAGTTTTACTTGTGACATTTTCTACCTCTATGATAATTGTCGCATTGACCATTTTTCACATCCAATTAATGCGTTTTCTTTGGGTATATCACAATTAAATCGCTCACAATTCCAAGCACCATGTACTTCTTTACTTGGAAAACTGTATTCACAGCTACGACAATTCACATCGACATTATCAACATCACTCATGTGACAAAGAAATACGAAATCACAATATTTACATTCAAACTTCTCTGCACTTTCATGCATTCTTTGTGGAGGGAGTGTGGCATAAATTATTTCTTCTGCTCTGTCTAAATGGATACCAGCAACATAATTCTCACGCTCAATAATTTCAACATAGATATCGGAATCATCTTTATTAATAGCCATATAAAGTGAAAAATTAAGTTTTAGTTTATCCATCCCAATTTGCATTTGGGTATAATGCACGGGTTTGGATTTAGCCACACCTTCTTTGACGAGTTTTTTAAATGTCTTAGACGAATTAGTTTTAAACTCAAGCAAACAAGGCTCATATAAATTAGGAAGGTTAAGCGCAATACCATCACTTGAACCACCAAAATGCCCATTAGTATGGCTAAAATTAAATTGTTTACCTGTTTCTGGGTCAAACTGTCTAATCTCAACACCAATGCATTCCAGCATTGCGATAAATACGGCTTCACTTAAATGACCTGTATTGAATAATCTCAGCATTCTACCTGAGAATTTTTCAGGTTTAATCCAATGATATGAATACCATAGTTTTCGGTCACAAGGATCACCAATTAACGATGCTCCTAAATGTGACCTAACGGGTTTTAAATCTGATGCACGATAGGCATCAGACATTAACGGCAACCATTTGGCTAATGACTCACGATATTTAGTACCTTGGTCAGCATACATCGCATCTTCAATTTGTTGTTTAATGCTATCTGCAACAAACTGTAATGAGTGCTTATAAGTCATCTTGTTTGCCAATTGTTTTTGGTACGCAATACGCGCGAAGACGTGAAGTCATTGTGAAATTTTGTTTGATATCATCAATGATTAGATTCTTTACTTGTTCACAAGTAACTTTGTTTGTAAACTCATAACCACCTTGTGATAATCCGTTTGCATTGCCTAAAATTAAAATTAAAATAAATGTATTCATCTCTCTCTCCAGATAAGGTTAAGGGTGGTCGGTTAGTAACCACCCCTATTAGGTTATTTAAGCTGCGTTAAGCCATGCTGGTGCGTCTTCATCATGAGCATCAATAGCTTCACTTGTATTTGATACAGGTGGTCTTGGTGGCTTTGCTGGAGCTGTTTTTGGTGCTACATTTGGTGCAGTAGGTCTTGCTGCTGGAATAGCACTCACAGGGGATGGAATATTTCCCGTTAATGATGCAATAAACGCAACACCTTCAGGTGAATTCAATGTTTGTTGTTGTGATACCAATGGCTCATCTTCACCACGAACTTCAGTTAACACAGAATAAAAACCTTTAATGTTCACATTTACACTTGGACGTAATTCACCTGTTGTGCGGTCAGCATATGAATTGAATGCATGGTCAGCACGAACTTTAAACGGTCTATTGTGGACTTCAATCACACCAGACTTAGGGTAAATGCCAATCGCAAGGAATAATGCTTTTAATTGTGATTTACCGATATCTACAGCCCGTTGATTAGGATTACGAAGTGAATAATACACTTTTGTTGTTGCGCCTTTATATTCACCTTCAAGCACAGTTAATTCTAAATGTTGAACCAAATGTGTTTCTTCTGACTTACCTGCTGAAGGCTTGACTTCTGACCCTGTGATTGCAACAGTCACAACACCTTTAGGAAAACGTAATTGCGCTTCACCTGACGCTTCAACTGCATCCCATTGCCCAGCCATTTCTTGATAAAAATTCATTTTTGTAACTCCGTGTGGTTAGTTATGTGCTGGTTTTAGGCGAGACCAGCAACTCATGTAATAATGTATTATCGGTAGTTTTTACGTTTCTGTCAACGCTGGTGAGTCGGAAATGTCATATTGCCAACAATAATATTATTTTCATAATACTCTTTCTCACGTTTACGTTTGAGTCGTGAATCCCAATGATCTAGGTAAGGTTGGATTCTTTCTTCATCTACCCAAACATTACAGATAATGTTATCAGGAGCTGGTATAGCACCGCTATACACAGCCATTTCAACCTGTTTCTCGGTCACATTAAGTCGTGACATGATATCTTGAACTGTAATCATTTTGAAAAATAATCACTGCCTTTAGCATCATAGATGGCTTGAGCAATACAATTCCAACCATCATTTTTTGTGATTGTAATATCACGCTCAAGACCAAAACGATTCTTTGAACGGAATCTTGCATTCTGTACAACACCTAGTGTGACACCTTGTTCTCTATCAATATCAGCGGTATTCATACCACTACCCATACCCACAGGTGTTTTAGAGGTATAAAGCATACCAAAGATGTCACACCATTGTGTCACAAGTTCACGAGAACCAAATGATTTTGATGATTTGGGTGAGTGCAATAATGCATCAGTAAAATGAAATTCTGTTGCGCTAATCGTATCGCGCTCTAGGTTAGTAAATACATGGCAAGAACAGCAAATGTTGATTCCGTTATCAGCAAAGAAATCAAGCCATTTTAAAGTGTCTTGCCAGATAGTATTGGATACATTATATGCATTACCATAGCCATTATGCGCTGATAACATAGTGAGTTTTGGGTTTGTTCTTGACACAGGGTCAAGAGCGATAACGTGCGTGTGGATAATACGCTCAAGAGCGGATAATGAATCCACAACAATTGATTGATACTCAAATGTGCCAGCCATCACTAGTTCAGATAACTCACCAAATAATTCAATTAAATCGGTATATGACGCATCATGCATAGGTATAATGGCTACTTTTTCTCTATCCACATCCACATAGCCTTTTTCTAAAGCAATGAATACAGGTTTAGGTGCTGATGCGAGAAGTGTTGTTTTACCAATACCTTCAATACCAGCCGCGATAAGGCGAAGACCTTCTTGTTTTGATTCTGTTGTTAATGCTCTGCTTAAAAAACTCATTTTATCTCTCCAGTTGTTTTGTCGTAATTGACGATTGTATATTAATTGTATTTGACGTTGTTGTCAACTTGATAATCCAACTAATTCTAAAATATAAGTCAATGTATCATATGACACATGGTGTGTAAGGCAATCCTTTGTTGATGCAGCAATCAGCTCACCGTGACTCACCATGTCACAGGTAATGACGATATTGCCTACAGATTTCAATCGTAGCACCAGCACGTTATCCTGTGGCTTAAATTGAACCACAACAAGTTGTTTGATATCAAAACTGACTACTGCACCATCTGAATCAGAAAATGCCACAAATTGTTGCTTTGCTTGTTTCTGTTTAGCCATTACACAACTCCCTTAACTAAGTCATGATGACGTATGTCATCGCGATAATACAGTTTAAATACCTTATTCTTTCCACTTTTAAGCTCTAATGCGCGTGGAAACGCTTTGCTTTCAATGTGATGGTCTAAATAATTACATGATTTATTTAGTCGCGCACATATTGCATTCTTGCTGATAAACAGCGATTCAAATTCATCTTGGGTCATTTCCATTCTCCATATAAAAATGCTAGTTTAATTCGTTTTTATGATAACGTCAATGTTTTAACAGCTCAATTATTTCAAGTTCTGCTTCAAGCCAATTCTGCTCTTCATTATCCGACCCTTCAAGCCATTTAAAATACGCTGCCTTTTCCACAAGTTCACGATACTCATCGTATTTAAGTAACGCAGGTCTATGACGATATTGATTAGATATTAACTGCATTGTGTCTCCCCGCAATAAAGTCTAAGTAAAGTGATGTGAAGAATGGATGTTCTTCAACCTGTAAAATCTTTCTTGGCTTTCTTTTTCTTGGAAATTTATCCAAATAGGCTTCAGTTGACACAACAAACGGAAGAATGTCTTCACGTCTAAACAATCTATTTCTATTTGTTTCTAAGATACCCACAGAAGGTACTTTGTGTTTAATTAATCGTCCACGAAGGGTCATTTGTTCAATTCCAAATTCATCTGATGCATCTTGCATTGTCATTGTGCCATTTGGTTTTGTACTATATTTAATTTCGTTCATACATAGAGTCCTGCAAAAAACATTAAAGTTACGATAGGGAATAAAATTGCCACAAGCTCTAGCATAATTCTATCCATTATTTTATTTACTTGTTGTTGAGTCATTTCATATACCTTTTTAAAATTTCAATTACATCATATATACCTTCACAAATCTCACTATCACAATCATAATACTTTGCATCAGATAATAAAATATCGAGTTTTGCAATTGCTTCTTCTTTTTGATTCACCAGTTTAGTTACTATCTCTGCCCAATCAATATGTTCTTGGTTTGTCATGTTTTTAACCTTAAAAACTAGATTGCTGTTTAACAATAAACACAATGAGTGAAAAAAGAATTATTGCGCCAAATATATAAATCATTGCTTGTTTTAGTTCTTTCATTTGTTATCCCCAATGTGGCGGTAACGTCTACCATTAACAAGAAATCTAAGCTCATCAGGGCATTTACTCCAACAGTCATCATCTTCATCAAATGTGATTTCAAACTCAACCCAAGGGTCAATTCTACGCGCTGCAACTTCAGCATATTTCATAATCATTTCTGCGTGTGGGTGTGGTGTGATGATTGGTTTGGGTCTTTCAAGTGTTATCGCGTCCTCTGAAGCAGTCCACAATTCAGAACCTTTACTTCCAGTAACCCAATGCAATCTTAAAACGGCTTTACCTGCAAATTTAGGCGCATCATCCCAATTCACATTAATTTGAGTCCCTGTTTGCTTTTCGTTCCAATCAAAAAATTCAATAAATAAATCTTGGCTTGTCGATTGGTTACTGGTAATTCCAACCAATTCTTCAATTTGTTCGTTTGTTAATAAGCTCATTTTACTCCCCCAAACATCACATCAATATTTTTATCATCGCAAGACATATTTCTAAATCTTGCATTATTTTGCCCAATAAACTGAGCGGAAAACAACTCGTTAACCTTTTCTTCTTTTTCACGCAACACTTCTGTTTCTTTTTTAGCCTGAAGCAACTTCAATGTTTCTTCAAATGTTCTTTTCTTCATCTTTTTTTAACCTCGTAAGGCAAATAACTTTCTTCTTGATAATCTGGTATCTGTACTTCTTCATCGTCATCAAGTTCAACATCAGATAACCATGATTTCACATAGCCAATAACTAAATCACCAAAATTATCTTCTCTCACACCCTGTGAGTCTTCAACCTCAATAACATACACATCTTGGTCATAGCTAATACCAACAGTCAGTAGGCATTGATACTTTGAGCCAATCCATGCAAACTCTTGTAAATACATAATTACCTCCGTTGGCAAGCATAATACTCTTTGTTTGATAAGAACGTCAAACTTTATTTTAAAAAATAGCCGAAAATATTTCTATCAACGGCTATGTTATTGATTACTCTTCAAATTTTATTAACTGAAACAATTCATTGTTACGCATTGTGATACCACCAATATTAGTATCGTAGACCCGATAATAGCCTTTATAATGGTAGTATTCTATTGTTCCCACAGTTAAAGAACCAATGAGAACACCAATTGAGAATGAGATTAAACAGAATTTAAACATTAGTTGATGCTTCCATACTTACCTGATACGCAGTATGCTGAAACCAGCTCAGTTTTGTACTTAGAGAGCTTGTAGTCGCTATAGGCGTGTTCTAGTTCAAGTTTTGCATTATCGCACGCTGTGGGTGATTCAAACTGTATTGATACCGTGTTCATTTGTGAGACTACACTCACATAGATTGTGAAGATTAGTGTGGTCATTATTTTTAGTCCTCCTCTCTTGCTTTTAACATTGCGTCTGCCATTGAATAAGACGTTCTAGCTATGTTGTCTTCATGAGGGTCTTCAACATTTACGCAAAGTCCTTGCATTGCTTTAGCTGCAAAATAGTCGCGTAGTGTCATGCCATGTGACATACCGCTACAGTTCTCATATTCATAAGTAATTGGAAATGCTGTACCGCCTGCGTTGTTTATGGTAATAACTGTGTTTTTTAGTGATTTGATATCTGGATTAATCATTTTATTTCTCTCCATAAATTTTAGAATAGTTCACATGACCATTCCAGTCCGCAGCTTCAATCAAAGATGGCATAAAGTATTTGTTTGGCTCGTCTTTTGTGGTCGGATAAAATATACCATTAACTTTCTCAAAATGTACAGACTTTTCGTATTCTGTACAATTATCAATAAAATCAATAATCGCATCTACATCGTAATTTTCATTAAATAATAAATGACAATCACCAATCCGATAACACAAGTCTCGCAGTTCACGAGTGACCATTGCTTCTCTGCAATCAAGTCCTGAGTAAAGCAGTATCTCAATAAACTCTAAATAATCACAGTCATTCATAATGATATCAGCAATACACATTAAATCACGCTGTAATTGCTTCTCACGAGCCAAGCGTAACTTTCTGATGATAGTGCCTGCTCGTTCAATTTCTATTAGCTCAGAAGGCTCTTGTGGGTATAGAGCTGTTTGTAATTTGTCCATATATTCTTTTGTTGGTTGTAAATTGCCATCCAAGTTTATTTCAACTTGTTTTGTTGTTTGTCTATCATTCCACATACGCAATAATTCCTCAAACCAGTCCTCATCGCAGACATGAACATTTGACATGATGTCATTAAGTTGGTCTTCATTTAATAAACCCATAATCTTTTACCTATTAGCATCGAAAAATTGTTCCGCAAAACTTTGTGGGCATAATGAACGTAAACTCATATCATCATGAACTAAATCCGCAAACTTTAAAAACTCTGGTATGTCATATAAGGCTGATTTATGTAGAAAAGCTAAAGAAGGCTTACCTCGGTTTGGTCTAACGTATAGTTTGTCATTCTTTTCCACAGTATCCCAAGTATATAACTTTTTCGGTACGTTAAATTCACCCCACAGTGCAGTCTTTTTAGTCCAAGGTGAGCCGTATTCATACGGTTGATAAACTAGTTTTGGCGCACCTAAAAACTCTTTTAACCTTCCCGTTGCAGGGTTTTCTATTACCCAAAATGCTGGGTTACACTGCTTTATAATTCTTAAGCAGTGATTAACTAAAAACATACCTTCTTCAACGTCACCATCACCTAAGTTATTTGCCCATTTAGCAAAACTAAATTCGGTACACACAGGGTTTGCAATCACACCATACACCGTTTCTGGCGGGTTGTAATTTTCAACACCGATATCCTTACCTACCTTTATAACTTCGTATTCATCGTGATTGGCATAAAACCAACTGTCGCTGCCGATATCAGCACATAGATGTAGTATTATTTTTTTCATAAATTATCCGTTAGTCTTCCAAGAAATCAGAAATCTTATCGCTAAAAAACTCAATGAACATCCCCAATGCAATTAGGGTTTCAGAGGTTATTGATAAGCAGATGTAAAGTAGTATCACGGGTATTTTTAATGCAGTGATTAACTTATTCATCTTCAGTCCAGTATTGTATTAGCGAATCAAAGTCTTCAGGTAATATCTGGTTCACAGAATGCTCATATATGCCGAAATCAATTCGTTTGCCTGATATCATATAGAAACGAATCACTTTGTGCTTGATATCAAAGCTCATATATTCGACATTTGCGTTATTTATAACAATAACTTCATTATTTTGTAATCTAATGCTTGAGTGGCTCATTTGTTTTTCTCCAAAACTATATCAGTTAACTCATTAATAATCGTAATCAGCTCATCAGTGTGATGGTCTGGTACGTTAGATTGCATAAAAACGTACATCTCTAAGCCTGAAAGCAACTTTAGGATGCGGAGTGCTTGTTCTTTATTCATATCTCAATCCTTTTAAATAATCAGTTGCTTTTACATACAAGTCAAATTCTTCTGAATTTGAATATCCTCTCCAAACATATAAAACATCACTAAGCAGTTCAGCCAGTTCATTGATAATAGCATCTTGTTCATTGAGCTTAGTGACGGCATCAATGTAAATAGTTTCTTTATTCATCATTTACTCCAATGCCATGTGCTTTTTCAATACTGCGAACTAAATCTGTAAAAGAAACATCTCGATGAATTAAATGTACATTATCTTTAATCCATTCATCACTTAAAGGCTCGCGCTTTAAATCACGCTCTGCCGCTGCGTAACCTCTTTGATACATCTCGCGTGCCGAAGGTGCTGGCTCACGTTTTTGTGGTGCTAGGTAGCGTTTAGACAATTCATTACGTTGACCAATCACTTTACTTATTTCTTCTTCATATAAATCATTTACCATCTTATTGCTCCTATTCTTTTTAGCACCGCATGGACTTTATAAGGGCGTTCGTTTCTAAATATATGCGTCATAGTCATATCTCTAGTAAACATCGCGTATTTAAAACTGCGCCATTTCACATCGTAGCGATTGAATCCTCTTTGGCGTACTCTCATACTTCCTCCTCATCAATGATTTCCTCAAAAGAATTAAAAAAATCTTTTTTAGTTGTGACGAACATTTCACGAAGTCTGTTTGAATTAAAATAGGCAATTCCTTCAACCCACTTGCCATCAATTTTTACATGACACGCAGTTTCAAGTAAGTAAACGTTACCCGTTTTTTTGTGTTTGTATTGAATACTCATAACTCAACCTCCCCGCTGTTCAACATATCGCAAGCACGTTGGGCAGATTCTTTTGTTGTGAATCTAACTGAACCAATCTCATAATTTTGTTGTTCAGAATATCCAATAAAATATGTCCCATCTCTATTTTGAAAAATAAAATGATATATACCTAGTTCAGTATCATCACCACACAGCTCATCTCGCAATGCAAGTAAACGATTAAACTTGCGCATCTCAACTGCTGCGCGTTCTGCTTGTTGTTGTGTTGGGCGTTCATACCCAAAATTTTTTATATGTTCATTAGAATTCCAATCATCAACATTGCCAGAGCTAAAAATTCGCCAATCCCCACCAACAGGCGACCACTTTTTAGATTTAGCCGCATCATTCATAATGACGGCTAAATCTTTTTGTAAATCATAAATTTTTACTTTTATTTCTTCAATCTTGTCATCTAAATCACTCATTTCTTTCTCCAATAATTTGCTCTTACAATAATTATACGCACATCTTGTGGTCTACGTCTTGCTCGGATATGTTTCCACAGATAATCAAATCTGTATTGTTTATAAACATTGCTGCTTGACCTAGGTTCAATAATTGGATATGTGATGACTTTCATTTTTAGTATCCTCTCTAACCACAGTTTGCACAAGTTCTTCTGATACCGTTTCGAGTATCTGACGGCATGATTCCACAATAGCATGGTAATGACCCACACCTTCTAAGTGTGAGAAGTTATGGTCTAGGTTGCGCAGTAATGATATTGCTTTAATGATGTCACGGTTGGTTTCTTCAATCGCGCTTAGTCTATAATCACTCATCGCTCAATCCTTTTACTTTTTCAAAAACAGAATCGTATAAATCAAAATAACAATTTAAAGCATATTTTCTAGCTGTATCATTGTATTCTTCAACGTGTAAATATTCACCGATATCTCTAAGTAATGAATAATCTTTATCCGTTACACAAATACTTCTTAACCTTATAATTTCTTGTGCCGCTATCTGCAATAATTCTCCAATATCACCCACATTACCAGCATTAGCATATAGAAGCTCGGTGACATCTCCTCCATCTGCAATAAGTAATTCGTAAAACCCTAAGTCATCATCTTCAATCATTGTGGAATCCTTTTTTTAATGTGATATTAATTATGTCGCGTAAGTAGTCTATAATTGCATCAGCTTCGTGTGACTCTGATTTTTTACAAGTGATAGTGATACTGATATCACTAACGTAATTTTCAGGGATTTGTTCTATATACACTCTAATGTCTTTCATTCTACTACTCCAGTTGCGCTGTCATTGCAGACAGCCGTGTTAGTTGGCAAACTTAAATTAACACCGTGATGTTCAACAATATAGTCATGACATTTTTTTAATGAATCAAAACTTTTATCTATATTTTTATAGCTTCCAAAATTAGTATTGTCATAAGTTTTAAATTCAAACCATGCCCACTTATCTATATTTTTATCTTCTTTGATATAGCTTACGCTAAAGCTATCTGTAAAATAATGATATGTGTATGTACCGCAAACGTATTCATTGGTGCCATCTTTTTTCCATACGCTGTATCTCATAAATCCCCCTTCTCTAATTCAACCATTATGGTATCAATATCATCTTCTAGTTGAGCAATTGCACAATCAACTAAGCTCCATGCTTCGTATGATACCAGACGGTTTGTTTCGTCAGAATCAATGCTGTTACGCATTGATGCTAAATCTCTCAGTAATCTTTCTTTAGTGACCATTAAAACCTCCCCATTGTAGAGCCATTGCTTCTGCAATACCTTGAAATGTCTTACTTCTAACCTTAGATCTTTCTGCTCTAGGTAATTTTAATGCTTCCATATCCCACGCAGCTTGTCTTTTTACTTTACCTGTTTTTGCATCAACCCATTCAAAAAATTCTCCCTTACTAACTATATTAGTTGGTTTTAGTAACGGTAATCCTTTTAACCACAAACAAGTTGCCTTAGATGCTTCATGTCCAAATTGCCAAGGATGTATTATTTGGCTAGGTTTCTTATATTGAGTTGACATAATGCCGATTGGGTTTTCTATTGCAATCCGTTCACATTTAGCATTTGCAAATTGCATAAAAAAATCAATAGCATCTTGTCTTAATATCTTACCTTCCTCAGCAGTATATGTTTTGCAACCATTTACCATTGCTCTATTATTACTAATAGTCAAATATGTGCAAGGTGGATGAGCAATAATCAAATCCCATTCCAATTGTAAAAGCTCAGTCACATCTTGCTGATAATGCCATTCTGGATGACCACCAGAACAAGGAATTATGTCACAGCTATATGCTTCATACCCTAAATTTCTAAATTCTTTTGTCACTGTTTGACTTTCTTCACACGCAACTAATACTCTCATTAAAACCTCCCCTCTTTTTCAACATAAAACTTAATGAATTCGAGCATCTCATCAACACTCAATTCATCATACTCACAATGATTCTTTCTAGCTGTGAATTCTACGCCTTTAGGGGACATAGTAGCCACAAAGTTCACAGTTTTAAGCTCAGAGCAGTAATGCTTACCTGAGGTCATTCTATACTCAAATGAGGTTAATAGCCATTTACCATCATCTTGATAGTCTGTGAAGCAGTCTACCCATTTCCATGTTGTTTTTTCTTTATCAGTCATTTTTATCTCTCCGATTATACTGAACGGTGCATTTAGGGTTAAACACACCGTGATTATTAAAATTATTACTGCTCGGGAAAAATACTGGTATCCCAGAATTCTTCGATATCTGACATCACAAGGTCAGGTACGGTATATTCTTTGCCGTACTTGTCAATGTGTTCCACAATTGACCAATAAATAGCATAAGGAATTTGTTCATTTGAAATGTTTACTTCAAATGATTCATCCTCAGAGATTGCATAAAACTCAATATTTAAATCATCAGTGTTGGTTTCTGATTCATCTGCATGGTCAAATGTAGCTGGAATGCTTACATGATAGTCTGACCATGATGCATTGACACAAGCGATGCAATCGCCTTGTGTGTTGTTGATGTAGAATTCAATTTCGTGGTCTTTTTGTGTAACATTTGGTTTTAATGACATTTTTGCTCTCCAGTAAAATAATTAAGTTGACGTATATTATTCGTATTTGATGTTGTTGTCAAATTTATTTATCACAAATGTAGAAGAAGTACGAATTATTTGTTTTGTTTTCTTCATATGGTTCACAAGATCCTGTGTCATAAACCCATGCATCTCCACGAGAATTGAGGTTACCTGCCCAGTACACAGTGCTATCGGCTAGGAATCTATTGTCATTGCAGTTATATAACATGGTGATTTCTTCAATTAACGGTAAACGCCATCCTTGCGCTTTTTGTGCCACAGTGAGCTTTTGTTCTGCTGTGTCATAATTACCAAATTGCATAGAAGGTGACACATGGAATGGTAAGTCCATCATGTCTGTGATTAAAGTTGACTTAATAGTTAACTGTTGACGAAGAGCATTCATAAATAAAATGGCTTCTTCGCGTGAAATGTCTTGAGCTGCGTCCCATGAATAGGTTTCGGTTCTTGTAATTGCAATCATTTTTATCTCTCCAGTAAAAATTAATTAATATGCCCACTCTGGGCGATAGTTTGATTGTGGTTCTTCTTGTAATTCAAGGTATTCTTTGTATAAGTCAGATAATCTGACTCCTTCGTACGCCCAGCCTTGAATTTGTTCTAGTGTCATGCTTTGCACAAATTCTTCGTAAGTGAATATATCGTTCATCTCGTTTCTCCGTAATTCATTTAAGTTGACGCTATTATAATCTTTTTTACGTTCTTGTCAAAAATAATTGATACCTGAATACACAAAATCCCTTCAAACACAGGTATCACAAGGTCTGGAGGGATTATTTGGGTTTGGCAAGGAGTGCGGTGGTTATTCTATTTCATAGGCATCCCATGAGATGTGAAGGACGTTTGTTTCTTTTGAATACTTCACCTCATAACCATATTCAATTAAAAATAGAGCTAACATACGACACAGTATATTGACGTCATAATTACTTAACCAAGATAAATATTTTGAAAAATCAACATATAATGAATATTGAGAATAAACACTTGTGTCATGTATTAAATACTGAATCCGTTCTTTTTCATATTCAAAAATATTAGTAAGTTGTAATTTATCTTTATTGAATGACCTATTGCTATATTTAAACATTTCCTTTGCATTGGTAAAATGCATATATTGACCCAATCTTTTTTGATTGAATGGGATGTGTGATTCTAATTCTTTAGGGTATTTATTTAATTTCATTTTTAACCTCTTTTTGAAAACGATGGGAATCTAAAATAATGTATGCCAAGCCAGTATACTTACCCGTATATTTGGCTTTGGTATACCATTCAATGCGGTTGCTTTTATCAATCTTAATAAGCCAACCATTTTTAGCAAAATCATCTAGGACGCTATCAAGCAGTTTATCTGCGGAGATACCATCCCGTTTGAAATTCGCTCTCGATGCTAATCGAGTTTGTAGAATACTACGAGGGACAATACCTTTATCAAGTAAATCATTGAATCTATTTTTCTCGAATTCAGTACGATTAATAGGTGTTAGGCAACGTCTAATCTCACCTAATACGAGTTTTGTGTTATTGGTATCCGATGTACCAAATGTACCTTCATCAAGTTTTGAGATAATATTGTACACATCTCGCATGATTAACCCTTTCGCCCAGTTGAAGTCTTCAAGGCTTATCACAGGTGCAAACATATTGCGAGTAATAGCAAGTAATGATGCAACGGTCATTATCTTTAGGTAACAGCGATTGAAAGGCTGCCTATATCGCTCATCCATTGTGCGATTAATCATATCAACGGTATATTGTTCAAATGATTTAACCTGCATAATGATTTCAGGGGATATATTTACTGAAATAACTTCTTCTTTCGCTTTTAACTCTAATGCATATTTTGCTAATTCTTTAAAGTTAAATGCGAGTTCTTCAGGCACAACAGTCATTGACGCAGAGAAATCAGAAAGGCTTTTTTTGCCGCTTAAATATTCAATATTCACAAAACGACTACAGAAACCATCTCGTTGCATCTCCTCTGTTATGCCCTCATAGTAATCATCAGGTGTACAGTCACCAAGTAACGTCATAGCAGGTGATAAAACGCCCGATATTGAATCATCACTTGACGCACGTTTATTACCGCCATTCACATCCCCTTTCGCACTACGAGGAAAGATTTCAAGCCAAAAAGAATAAATTGCTTGCATCACAGTATTCTGTTTCTGACGTAATGCACGGGAATACTTCGCGAATTCAGGAACAAAAATTAAATGTGATGTTGTCTCTGACTTAGAAAATAATGTCAAATATGCCTGTTTACTTGCCATTGTGTCGAATACAAAGAACTTATCACCTCCTACAGCAGATAATACATCTGCCATGCGACCTATACCCCTTCTTGACGTTTCTTTTCCCGTAGCACTTGGTGCTATGACAATATAATAGTTATTAAGTCCAGCACCACTAAAATTCCATTGTCGTCCACAGATAGCAGATAACATAGCAAGTGTTCCTGCGAGCGCAGCTTCGCGCAATTTATGAGGAGCAATATCAATCATAAATTGACACATATCACCAGCCATGCCTGATGGGAATGGAATCATATCCTTAAAATCATTAGTTGATTCATATGCACCAAACTCTAAATGCTCAACATTATGTGTGAGTTTCTTAAGCTCATTGCGCTCATAATCAATACGATTGTTCACATTCTCAAAGAACTCAGTTGTGGCTTTAGTCGCTAATTCCATTTCCTCACGATTACATTCAATTGAATATCGTGCTTTACTAATACATAAATTGATATGGTAATCACCCCTTATATGCTTATCTCGATTAGCGACAGTTAATGTACGAAATAATCGTCTGACTTGTGAATTAGACTCAGTGTGACGACAAATAATGCCAATTAAATAAATATCAACTTCACTACAGCTAGGATATCCATATTGTGAAAAGTCCACTGAATGTGGTAAATCACCTAGTTCAACAAACTTCACACCCCATGCGGAACTATAGATTAATGACAACACATCGTCATCAGATGAGTCGGGAGCAACTTCAATTAAATTGGCACAATTATTTTTGTCAACACCAATGAGAGATAGTAATTTATCGAGTTGTGGTTCACGATAGTGAAGTAACTTTCGCATTGAACTAGGTGATGTGTCAGATAATTCAATCACATTCATGGAATCATCAATAACTATTTCATTGCCCGTACACAGCATAAACCTATCTTTAGTGTATATTTCAATAGGGATTGGGAAATTGCGAGGATGCACACCTGAAATCTGCATCTCCGTTTTTAAGTAAATGTGGAATCCTTTACCACTTGATGATAATTCAGTGTAGGAATCAAATGTTTTTATTAAATTGTGAATCTCTGATTTAACTTCGGATGATGTCTTATCTTTAATATCTAAATCAATCACAGCAATATTTAAATCTGGATGCAATACAATACCCACGTTTAAATCATTTGAATCAGCATAAATAACCGCTTCTTCATAACTTAACCAATCATGTTTTAGTTTGATACTTGCAGGGACTAAATTACCCAAATGGTCAATTGTACATGGACGCTTGCCTGCTTTTGTAATATCGGCTTCATTTGCACCAATTAACCAGCATCTTTCATTCATTAATGACACAGGTATCCGATTCCAATGCTTTGACCTTGCATTGGATAAATTAATTGTTTCGTCCGTCCGTTCATTCATTTCTTCATTGTTCATTTTATTCTCCTTAAATTATTGTGAATTCATTACCATTTGACCAGATAATTCCATATATGCTGCTATATAAGTTCTTTAGCCACCAATGAGGTGACCTTGGAGGATAGGATTCATCTTTAACTATTGTGTTCACAGGTAATAATATTAATAAATCATATAACTCGATTAATGTTAGGTCACATATGCTCGTTAAGGTTGAATCAGCTCCGTATTGTGCTTTATACCTTGAGTTTAAATATCTATAAAACCTATCATCATGGATGGTGATATGTGACACAAGTATTGAATTGCTTATGAATTTTGACATTAATTGTCTTAGTTCATATTCATACTTATCTATTAAATCCTTAATCTTATTTTTGTTATCACGAATACCGATGGAGACATCATTTGTCACAGAGGTGGTTTCAGATAAATATGATTTGTGTAACTCATATGTCAATGTTGGCACAACAGCACTTAATCGGGTGTTTAATGATTGTGCTTTATATGTGTAGTTATTGCACTCTTCAATTGCTGCTTTAGATGACTTCTCATACACATTTGACACATTGGGTGGTGTAGTGGTATCGGGTTCATCGTTTACGGAGGATATAGCTTCATTTATGCTCTTTAATTTAGATATTTTAGATAGTATCTCAGCGTTTATCTCAGCTTGTTCTTTAAATTGATTTTGAAACATAGCGATTAGTCCTGTTATTTCAGGTTGAAGTTGGGTTGGTGATGGAATAGGTGTGACCATTGGATTGTAGGTCACATTATTAATCATCATATCCAATATATATTTAGCCTTTTCTTTTGCGGGTTTATTTTGCATCCCTCTTCTCAAGAATTGTTCATTGATACCAGTTAACACATCTTGGTCACATTCAAATACCAATCTTGTTCGGCTCATTGACTACTCCAATTCATGTAGGTGTAGTTCTGCACAGTCTAACAAAAACATAAAAAACACACCTCTAGTGCGAAGATTGGAGCGTTTAAATAGCTCATCAAATCTATCTGCGTCAGCTTGAGAAGAGAGACGGTAACTTTTTGTCACACCATCGTCTTCCGATTCTCGTTTTTGTGATTCGTACTTTTTAAAAACAGTCATACAATTTTCTCCAACAAATAAAAAAAAAATTAAATGTACATTAAAAAAACATTATTGTCAAACATTCTTTATTTAAAAATTGTTTTACTTATTTATATGGGTCACAAGTATGACAAATTGTCATGTTGTTGATTTGTAAGAGATTAGGTGTTTTTTGGCTGATAAGTGTGGTTGTATGTTATTGAATTTAAAAGAATATCTCGTTTTTGATTAGTTTTTTAAGATTAAGTTATTGAAATATAAAGATAAAGTGTCTTAAAAAAAGATTTATAAATTTATAAAGTCCTAATGAGGGGATGGATACAACTTGTATCCATTTTGTATCCATGTATCCATTCTGTATCCATGCTGTAAGCCACGAATCACATGGTCTGAGGGCATATTTAATGGGATTTTTATGGATACAAGTTGTATCCATGGATACAGAGGTAAAATGGTCTCAAACCCATATAAATCAAGGGATAGAGAGTGGTGTCCAAATGGATACATGGATACAAGTTTGACAAGAAGATAAAAAAACCGCGGAGAACAGTGATAAATATATAAATATAGTATTATATATATATTATTAATAATATCAATTACTTACATTTTTTCTTTTTGCTCTTTATGCACTTTCCGTGCCAAAAAAAAATTATTTTTCGTTATGCATTTATTATGCCAACAAATAAAGTTATTAAAAAAATCAATAACTTAAGAAATCAACAAACGTAAAAAACCCTGTGAAATCAATCACATAGGGTTTAATGAAAAATATTTTGAGTTTGCCAGAACGGACTTCAAAATCCAATTTGTGCAAAATAATTTTATGGGCTAGTGGGATAATGTGAAAAAGGGGTCATAATTTTGATTTTAAGGTGTGCTGAAGGCACGAGGAGGGATTGGGTGCTACATTGGTATTACCTGTGACACAAAAGACCACTGTGGGTCAATTCTGAAGGGATTTTGGATTGGCTGTTGATTTTACCCTGTGACCTGATGTGTCACAAGGAGGAGCTGCGTGACCGTTCCTGAGCTGCGGGAGCTGAGGAAGACAAGAAGGAGCTGCACCCTGTGTCACCTGTGTCTAAAAATACGCCTTCCAGTTTTGTGAAATGAAAATGGAAATTGAATTGACCATGAAAAATTTTACAGGCTAACGAGCTTTTTGTGAAATCATACCTCTAAATTGAATTCTAAGGGGTCTAGGAGACGATTTCAGGCTCTGAGTGTGGTCGTAGTATTCCTTAAGACCTGAACGGGGCATAGCGGGCAAATTTGAGCATATTGGTCTCAGAGTGAAAAAAGTGATAAATACCACTTGAAAAGTAGTGGATTTATACCATTTTGAAACTAGGGTTTTTCTAAGTGATTGATTCATATACAATTATCTAACCTTATAAAGTGTAAGGTTTTATAAGTGATTGAATCCTATAGCTATTTATCGTCAATTAAATTGACTGGTAGACTTTACAGCTCGATTGATTAATCAAGTAATACCTGATAAGTAATACCTGATAACTTAAAAGCTGCGAACTGGTAGGCGCGTATTTTTAAAGAGCTGTTTTTCTCGCTATATATAGTGAAAAAATAAATTACTTGTAAAGTATACCGCATAAAAAGGGCAATGCATGACGCGCGACAAAATGACGCGCGAATAGTAACTTATTGTTTTTATTATATAAGTGATTTTATTTTGACGATAAAGTAAAATTAATTTGATAAGAAAGCAAAAAAGATTAAAATACGTTAACTTTTTTATTTTTCTTTTTTCTTTTTTTAGGTGTTTTCATGAAAGTATTTATTTTTTCTTTTGTTGTATCTGTTTTATTAGCTTTATTGATTACTGTTTCATTGGTTAGTGCGTCACAATATAGCGTTAGCGTGGTAAATGGTTCTATTTCAATTTTAAAATCTTAAGGTCATTATTATGTCAAAATTAAATTACAGCTTCACAAGTCATTCAAGCAATAAAAAAATAGGTAATATCGCAGCGGTTAGCACGTCCAGCCAATCTTGCCCGACTACGTGCGGTTTATTCGATGAATGTTATGGTAAGTTACATTTTACTGGTATCCAATGGAAAAAATTGGATAAAAGCGGGCTTGATTTTATTCAGGTTATGGACTTAATTCACGCGCTAAAAAAACGTAGCAAGCTGCGATTCAACGTAGTCGGTGATCTCGCTCACAATGATGGAATTATTGACGCGGTCAAACTCTTAAAACTGGCTAATACAGTGAAAAATCGTATGATTGAAACGATTTTATATACCCATCATTCAATTGATAATGCGCTAAATGTTAGCGCGTTAAAATTAGCATTTTCAAAAGACTTGCATATAAATATTAGTTGTGAGGATATAGACAAGGCTAGGCAAGCCTTAAAATATGGTTTGAATGCCGTGATAGTGCTACCAACTGGTAGCATTCATAAGGTTATCAAACATGACGGTTTAAACATTGTTAGATGCCCAGCAGAATACAAAGACACAATACAATGCGCGAATTGTATGCTTTGCGCAAAGGATAGAACCGCTCAAAAAGTAGTAATTGCGTTCACTGCTCATGGTGCTAAACGTAACGCGTTATCTAAAAAACTTGAGAATTTAGCATGATTGTTTTTAATACTGGTAGACTTATTGAAGTATGGTTTATTTTTAATCTTATTATTTTTTTAGTGGTGGTGGTATTATGAAAATTCGAATTAATAAAGCGCAGCTTATGTGTGGCGTGACATTTGATTATATTATGTCAAATAAACCTATGATTGGTAAAAAAATTAGATTTTATTATCTTGAAAATACTTTTGTCATTATTAATTATTATGATAATGGTAAACTGTATACTTTTGATAATTATCAATCGTTCAGAAAAAAAATTAATGACATTATTTTAGACTGGTAGACTTGTTAAGTTATTGAATTTTAAGGGATAGCATCCCCATGCTATCCCTTTTTTTATTGTGGTATGGGTATGGGGGCATCCAACCACCCACAAAAACCCCAAATCACCCCACTATTTGACAACAAAGCAAACCCACCCCCTATATACCCTCTTTTTTATAGGGACAAAACCCATCTCAAATATAGGATTTTTAAAAATACCTCAACCCAATATAACTTGACACCAAACCACTCACTGTGATATACAAATGTCTTTTGGATTTAATAATAAATAGATATGGCAGATACAGAAATAGCGACTAAAGAGCGACAATTAAGTCATTATGAGGTTGAACTTCGTGAGAAGTTTGTGAAGGAATATATGTTTGATAAGAACCCAACCAAAGCAGCTATCCGTGCAGGAATTAATGCTACTTATGCAGATAATTATGCAAAAGAGTTCTTATCAGAGAGCAAAGTCCAAATCATGATTAAGCGTAAAGAGATTGAAGCATCTGTGGCAGCAGCAGACCCTGAAAGGATGCGTCAAGATATGATTATTTCACTTAGACAAATCATGATTTATGATGGGGAAGGCTCAAATGCATCCGCAAGAGTTGCGGCAGCAAAACAATTAGCCACTATGCTCGGACTTGAAGCACCCTCTAAATCTGAAACCAAAGTTGAATTCATGGGAGGTGTGATGGTTACACCAGCCACAATGACTGTGGATGATTGGTCAGCTCATGCTATTGACTCACAAAGTAAATTGCATAAACAACTGGAATCATCGATATGAACCTCCAAAACCTATCAGACGAAGAATACTTCAAACGCTTTGTCACTACTGTGATATCAAAAGACTTTGTGATTCTTTTAGACTCCTTAATCACTACAACCCAACTCACCTATACTAAGAAACAAGCTCTCGCTAGATTCAGGGATGATGG